GAAGCATTACATTTGGTGGACTTGACAACGTCAATTTTGATGGCGCAATTCTAATGAACGTTGGAGATCCAACACTAGGTCATCACGCTGCAAACAAAGCTTATGTGGATGCTCAAGTCATGGCAGGTATGCGTCCGGTTGCAGCAGTCAAATGCGCAACTACAATTAACATTACTCGATCTGGTTTAACCACTCATGATGGATACACCTTGGTTGCTGGCGATCGTATTCTAGTTTGGAAACAAACCAACGTATCTGAAAATGGTATCTATGTTGCTGCATCTGGTGCATGGACACGGGTTGATGCTGATTCATCTAAAGGTGCATATGTATTCGTCGAAAACGGCGCTACATATAACGACTGGTACTTCCATGCTTCAACAGATACAACTTGGATTGACCAAGGTAGACCAGATACAGTTAAGGCACAAGCTGGTGGTGGATTGACTAGAACCGGTAATGAATTCTTAATTAGTGCCAGCGGAGTTACAAACGCTATGCTCGCAGGTTCAATCGCATGGTCCAAATTTGCGGATACCGCAGCTGCAGATAACGCAAATACATCATATGACACATGGCCAGAATTGACTGCAGCAACAACTGCTAAATCACTTACAGCACATCTATCAATGATTATGGCTGCTATTGGATTATTACGCGGAACTGCAAACTATAACACTAACAATACTCAAACCATTGCAGGTGCTTATGTAATTGCAAACGCAAAAAATAAGACTGAGATTGGTGCTTCAGTACCAACAGCAAACCCAGCAACACATGGCGCTGGTGACGTATTCCTAAAGACGCTATCAGTTTCATAATAGGAGGTAGTTTATGGCTACAATTAAATCCGAGTATTACCGCTTCAATGGGGTAAGCTGGGACATTCACTACTTCAAAACGACCATGGATATGGTTGAAGGCGCGAAAGATTATATTGCTTCAAGAGGGCAAAATCTTTTAACAAACGGTTCTGCATTACTTGGTAATAATACAAACTTTAGCACGTTCACTTATGATGGTTCGGAGGCTTACTATAGTGGAGGATCATTCCGATATAAACGACCAGATAATGGTGGTGAAACTACCTTCACAGATGAATTCATGCCAGTAAACCCTGAATTACGTTACAAATTGGAGTTTTTTGCAAGAACTCTAGGAGCTTCCGGGAGATACTATGCGATGATTGGTTGCTATGATGTTGATAATCTACCAATAAATGCTTCGCATCACATGTATCGGGCAAATACTTTAACTACATTAGCACAAGAATTAAAACCTGGCGATACTGTAGCTTATTTAACAAGTGCAGCAAACTGGGATAACACTGGGACTGCCGGGACAAATACTCATCTTAGATCATTCATATTTTGGAATTACTATAACTCTAAAGGATATTTATATCCAGAACTGACTTATTCAAGAAACTGGTATGGAAATGCATGGGATCCAGGAGCGATCAACTTTACAAATAACACTGTTACATTGAGAGTTCCATGGTCTGGTCCAACCATACCTGCAGGTACAAAAGTAAGTAATGGGTCAAGTGGTGGAACATACAAATATTTGGCACTAAACAATACTTACATTCCAATTACATGGACTTATTATTCTGGTATTATGAGCGGTGTCGATTTATCAGGAACCAACGCAAACTTCAAGTTTCCTCCAGGGACGGCGAAAGCAAAAGTAGGTTGGCTAATGAATTATCAAGGCACAGGTGAAACTGCATGGTTTGCGAACTTATCATTCGGTATTGATTATACAATCATTAACAGACCAGTTGCAGGTGATTGGTTTGGTGATAAAACACCAGTTATCGGAACTGACGGTGTAATGGAAATCGGGAAGTACATTGATTTTCATAATGCTGATACAGACACCGAAGACTATCTAGTACGGGTATCCGGTGTAAATAATAGAACGTTTGAAATCTACAATCCAAATGGATATGTAAGGATTGGTCCTGAAAATACATCGTTCGCTCATTTTCAAACAGATAGACCTACATTTTACTTTGGTAAAAGAATTCAGGTCGATGGGAATTTAGGTTTATATCAAGGCGGAAATCCAACAACCTTTATGGAATCATCTACTGGCTTTATTAAAGAACTTGGACAACGTGTCTACTCACCAAACAATAAGCCATCCCTATCAGACTTAGGCGCACTCACAGACACAAACCAAAGGCTACTGTTTGGAAGTGCTACCCAATACATCCGACTTGCCTATGCCGGTAACACCCAAGCATTCATCAAACACGGTGCCGGTGCGACTGAAGAAGAATTATGGCACTCTGGCAACTTCAACCCTAGCGATTACATGCCGAAATCCGGTGGAACATTTACCGGAACAGTAGCCTTCACTGGACTAACAAGCTTCGATACGCTAGACATCAATACGATGTATGTGGATACAATTTCATCCGATGGTGGTTCGATTAGCTTTGGCGGTGTTGATAACATCAACTTTGGATATATTGACCTCGTTGGAATTAGAGGACTGTATAGCGAAACTGATGCGTTTCAATTAAGTGATGAAGGTATTCCTACCCTTCGATGTGGAATTGCTGGTGATGGAGGATTCGAAGTTACTGGTAACATATCAGCGACTCTTGACATCTACACAAGAGGTAAAAAAGTAGCAACTGAAGGTCCTACTGCAGCCAAAACAGCAAACTACACATTCGTATTAGGGGATGCTGATGGATTCATCTATTCTAACTCAGCATCAGCCCTCACGTTTACGATTCCTCTAAACTCTTCCGTGGCTTATCCAACGGGAACAGAAATTCACATTATGCGTTATGGTACAGGTGAAATTAGTATCTCTCCCACATCCGGCGTGACATTAGTAAGTGAAGGATCCAAACGAAGAATTAATGCACAATATCAAGCTGCTTCTTTAAAAAAACTCGACACTAACACATGGGTTTTGATTGGGGCGTTGAAAACATGATTATTGGCATCATTGCTAGTCAGATTACTTCAGCTCCAACACCCATTTGGGAGGTCACAACTGGACCCTCATATAACCAAAGCGTATCGCTATTTTCAGAAACAACGAATGAGGCAACAATCACATCATTATTAACAACTAATTATCCACCAGGGAACTATGCGGTTGGTTATGTGATGCGTGCACAGATTTACAACAGTGAAATGACCTTAATTGGTACTGCGTATCGAATTAGGTCAAGTGCTTAGGAGGGATGCCATGGAACAGGCACAGAATTTCGTTTTAAGAAGATTTGCTTACAGGGTAGGTGATTTCCTACCAAGACCACTGAAGATTGTTTATTACATCGTTCTGTGGGCAACTCTACTGTATGTACTCTTCAGAATCATTGAATGGACACTTGTCAAAATTCAAGTGATAGGTTCATTCATTTTTGAGAAGAGAAACTACTGGACATCGGTATGGGTATTATTCATACTGGCAGTCGGTAGCATTCTCATTGCACAATTTTGGTACGGACTCGATCCATTTGGTAATGCATACCGGTGGCTCATAGACTCACTGAAAGGTTTGGTACCAGTAAATGCGGTTCATTAAATTAGTAAAGGAATTCGCGTATTTCATTAGTGGATTTGCACTTCAAGGGGTTGCAACACTCCTTGGCCAACTGAACGATTCATGGATTAATGTCCAAACATTATTGTTCGTTCAAATCTTGTTTTATGGATTATCATCTCTCCTGGTATTAATAGGGATCATTCAAGTAATCTTGAGAAGTCGCCATCGACATAAAAGAAAAAAGAATCTCATTAATCAAGCTGTAGACGCACAAAAAGCAAAGAGCACATTAGAACTGGTTCAAAACCCATCGAAGAAGGGTGAATTATTCGTGCTAGCCTATCATTTATTTCTAGAAGGAGGAAGACAAATGAAAGCAAAATTCGCATCACTCGGCATTGTTCAGATTGTATCTCTCATTGCCACATTGTTGTTATTGGGTTTAGGTGTTGCTTCGGCATTCTATCCTGAACTATCTGTAGTGGCTGATAACATCTACCTACTAATGGTATTTGCTGGTGTATCAGCAACTCCTGGTATCTTTGCCCACGGTAAGGATCTAGGTGAACAGTTTAGAAATGCTGTTGAACGAATGAACTCTATTAAAAAATTAAATGCACAGATTAAAGTAACAAAAAAAGAACTCGATAAGCTCGACTCCGAGTATGCGTTCTTGAAGCCGGCATTAGAACGACTAAATAAATTCAAAGTTCCATTGACTCCGGATGTTCAAATCAAGTATGATACATATCAAGCACAACGTCATATTTTTACTGACCTAATTAAGTCATATGAAGATGAGATTGTTAAACTTCAAGAGGTACCAAAATAATGAGAGTCTACGGAAACATTAAAACTGAATCCGAACTCAAAAATCTTCAAGCGTCAGCACCGACTGGGGTAACTGCAGTCGGTGTTACCGATGGCGGTAATCTCTTTATCATGGGTAAAGGCGGAAGTGCATCACCCATTACTCCTAACGTTGCCAAAGATATTCTTCAACTCACGCCAGAAGAAATTGGATTACTAATCTCAAGTAGAGGTAAATGCCAATTTGCTGAGCCTGTGGTTGAGGAACCATCACTGGATGCTATGATTGAGAGCATGCCGCCAATCGAAGTACATGATGCTCCTGTTCCGGATCCTGCAGTGATGATTACCAAAGCTGAAGAAGTGGTTGTTACTGTTGACGAACCTGAACCAGTCATCGAAGAGCCAGTGTTTGAAGAATTCAAGATCGATGAACCTGAAGAAGATGAGGACGAAGACTTCATCACCATTTCTAAAGAAGAATACGATATCTTGATTGAAAAATCGACTTCGTATGATGCAATCAAAGAATTAATCATCGACTCGAAATACTAATATACAAGCCATGGTGTAAAAAACTATGGCTTTTTTTATGTATTATTCACATTTTTGTTGAAAATGGTAAAATTATGATATTATACTTAATGAGGTGGGATATATATGAAAGAAATCAATGGAAAAATAGTTTTTATCGAAAACGAAACTCCGAAGTTTACAAATGGGTCATTCGGTCAAGTTAATGAAAAAGGCGATTTTATTATGCATTTTTTCCATGAGTATCCTGATAACCCAGATTCTTTTAAATTAGTCTTTGATGATAATGGTGCAGTGACTCAATCATTCGAGGAACAAGTACCATCTAAACGAGTTCATACATCATTAGTCATGAACGTAGAAACGGCTAAGTCAATTGCCGATTGGATTAATCGAAATGTTGAGTTCTATAAAGACTTAATTGAAAATAAAAAAACACAACAATAGGAGGTATCTATGGACAATACATTTACGGGTACTGTACCAAATAACTATGAATTTTATTACAATAAATACGATAGTAATAGTAGGGCTACAGACATTAATGATAAATCATTTTGTCTATTAGTTAATGAAGTATCCAATATTGAAATTCAGAGTGATGATTTGCTTTTCATTAGTTCGAGTAATTTACAGTATAAAACATTGATTTTACGTAAATTTAAATATGAGGGAAGAACCTTTGTTTTGGATCAATCTGCATTCAAATTTCAAATTCAAATTAAAGACGAATTTATTTTCACAGATAATGACAGTTTAAATATTTATTCTTACGGCGATAGTTTTAAAGAATTCTTATCATCTTTAATAAGGGATATTGTTTTCTTATACGATCATTTCGCTTGTTCTGATGATAATAAATTGGCAAAAGACGCTATCCGCCTAAAACAAACATTACGTAGAAATATGAGGGTTGTTAGCGATGTCATTTCAAAGTAATGAAGTAGCTAGTGTACTTGAGAATAAAGGTTTCTTCAAGTTTCTAGATGAGATCGTTGAAATTATCGATGAGGAAGAAAAGACGCAACACCAATCAAAACTAAAAAACTAGCGTTTGGAAGTCGCTAAGAAAAGGATGGTACACATATGAATAAACAAGAAAAAGATATTTTAACAACCCAAATCACGGAGACTATTGCGTCATGCAGAAAACGTCAATTTGAGGTTGTTTTATTTTACAAACTTTTAGCCAGTAACCGTATCTCGGAAGCAGCTAAAAAAGGTGAAATTGATTCCATTATCGAAGGAACAAGAAATAGATTGCTAGCCTTGGGTATCTTACCGAAAATGGTTGAATCACTTGACCTAAGCATTGACGAGTCCGAAGTAGACAATTATAAACTTTGGAGAATCAAAAACAATTTGAAAGAAGATACGCTCGGTTCAATCACAGCATATTTAAACCAAACATATCCAGGGAAGCCAGACTTCGAGGTGAAAGCATGAGTAAGTTAAAAGTTATCCGAAAAGATTTAAGACTAACACAATCCGAGATGGCGAACAAGCTTGGAACTAACACAATGATCGTATCCCTCATGGAAAACGATGAAGTACTACCAGTACCAGTAATGCTCAAACAAATTGAGAATGTCACCGGTGCAAAACGTTTATGGATTTGGGAAAAGGAAGAGTTGCAGCTCGTACCAAAAAATACACGCTTCTCTGTTCCTGCAGACTATCCGTTCTATCACCTTCACTGCAAACTACCAAGGGCTTACAAAACGCTCCTATCACCCGAGAATTTGAAGGCTAAAGGGTTCACTGACATTAATCACTGGTTAGTGAATCAACTCAGAGAATTTGCAAAAGAATTAGGTTACATCGATCAGTACTTTAAAACCACTGAAGACACAAAAAGAAAGCGCGTGAAGAACCATGATTGAACAAGAAAAGAAACATGAATCATCACTAGTCCTTAAACGTAAGGAGTTTTACAAAAATAAAAAAGTCGAAGTCCTAGCACAATTAAAACTATTTTTAGAAGGTGTCATGGGCATATATAACTATGATTTCGTGATTGAAGTTGACGAAGAATCCGGTTGGTCCATAAGAGAAAACCTAGTCATTGAAGGAATCAAAATAGGATGCCGTGGTAATAGTAATTCAGCAATAATGAATGAAGCTATAGGCTATGTAATTCTGAAATATTGGATGAAGGACCGCAACTTTCAAGATAAACCATTGGAAAAAGAAATTAAACGATATTGGGTAAAGGAGACGACACTAAAATGAAAAGTCTCGGAGTATCAAGTAATACAGATGGTTATGTAACTAAGAGTGAAAATAATCAAGACGTGATTGTATTGAAAACTAACTCGGAAGTAGTTATTGAAGTCGTAGATGAACCAACTTTAATTGATGCCGGTGTAACACCTGGTATGCATGGGGTCGTTAAAGGGTTCGATGTTCTCACGATAGATTCAGAAGAATTTGTTTTGATTTTGGTTGATTTACCAATCAAGAATAAACGCACCAAATATTACTTTAGGCCTGAACAATTAAAGGTAACTAGACTATGAGTATCTTTACATTATCGATCATCAATATCGTTCTACTAGTCATTCTAGTAGTTGTGGGAGTTATTAATCATGCAAAACGAAAAGCCTTGTAAACCTCAAAATATACGCAATAAAAAAGGTGAAGTTTGGAAGTTTGTCGGCGATAAACACCTACTGAGTAATTACGGCAGATGGTACTCCATTCTTAGAACAAGAATTATGAAACAAGCACCTAACAACTGGGGTTATATGCGCGTCAAGATTAATAAGAAGCATGTATTCACCCATATTGCAGTTGTCAAACACTTTGGTGATGTAAACGGCAAAGACCTAACAAACATCAACAGTCTCAATGAACATGGACTGTCTATCGATCATATTAATCGAAACAAGAGAAACAACGCTGTATCAAATCTAGAAATCGTATCTCACATAGAAAATTGCAATCGAAAATTCAGACCCAAGGAGACGCTAAATGAACAAGCTCAATTTTAATAACCCTGAAGCATTAAAGAGAATCCAAAATTTAGAGGTTGGTGTTCTGATCTCTGAATCTGGTAAATGCACTGAAGAAGAATTCAAACCTGCCAATGGAAAAGTCTTTACTCTAAACGAATTACAAACTGCTGTTAGAGGACACATTGAAATATATCCTCATGAATCTGATCTAACAGGTAAGGTAGTAATCGTCAATGAAGAAGGGCTCCATTTACAAATGAGACCTAACATGCTCGCAGCCATCAAGTATGACATTGACGCAGTAGGACCAGTCATCATTATTCCAAGGAATCAAATCGAATGACAGCATATTTAATCCCTGTAGACAAAATTACGTCAATGAAATTATTTAGGTTAGGGATTAAGAAACTATCTATCAGTGCAGATATCAAAGTACCATCCATAGCATACATCTATGAAACAAAGAAATCGGTCAAATTAAGTCGAGACAATACAAAGGTTAATAATTACACTAGAAACACATTCAAACAGTTTAAAACCGATTTAACGAGTTTTAAAACTGTATCCATCAATGGTTTAGGCTTAATTGTGGGAAAAATATTCATTACTCAAAAATATAAAAACGGCACATATAGAGTAGAAGGATTTGCAGATACATTCAACTACGTAGATCCTCGATACATCAAAGTGCCTCTCAAATTCATTCAATTGAAGGATGAGCATATAAAAAATATCAATCATCATGCATCAATACCATTTTAGGAGGGACCATGAGACGAGTTAAGAAGTACGGGGGTCAAAAGGAAACATGGCCTATAAAGGACCCCAAACAGTTAGAGTCCTTCATGCTTCACTTATTGAAACAAAAGGAACTAGCCAAAACACCTGTTAAGAAGTACCAGGCTGACCGTAACTGGATGTTGTGTCTCATTGGATTCAACACCGCGTTTAGAGCCGAAGATTTGCTGCAATTAAGAGTCATGGATCTAATTAATGGTTATGTGTCCATCATTGAAAATAAAACCGGTAAAGCACAAAACTTTAAGATGAATAAAGAGCTGCACAATGACATTTTAGAGTACATAAAGCGTAACGATTTATCGCAGTTTGATTACATGTTTCTCGGTCAAAAGACCAGTCAAGATGGCAAAGAATACGCTTTACCTATAACAAGACAACAAGCTTACTACATCGTCAAGGATGTATCCAAAGCGATTGGTATTGGATTCATATTTGGTGTTCATAGCCTTAGAAAAACATTCGGGTATATGTTCGTCAAAAACGGCGGTTCATGGCAAACATTAACAAAGATGTACAACCATGACGACATCGAAGTCACACAACGTTACGTCATGTGGGATATTGAGGATGCACAAAAAGAAAGAGCAGCCATTTTCATAGGCGCTCCACACAAGAAAAAGAAGGGTAAATAACCATGGCAATTCGGAATGTTGATTCAAATTTATGGAGAGATCCTAAGGTCCAAGGGGACTTTACACCAGAAGATAAATTGTTCTGGATGTACTGCTTAACTAGTCCTTATGGCAACTTATCTGGGGTATATGAGATAAGTTATAAGCAATTAAGTGATGATTTAGGCTATAACATTGAGACCATAAAAAACTTAATATATAGGTTTACGACATTGCATCGACTTATTACGTACAATGCCAAAACAATGGAACTCTTTATACACAACTGGTACAAGTATAACTGGACTAAATCGCCAAAATTCGAGTCTTCACTAATGAGTTATATCAACAAAATTAAGGACTTAGAATTAAAAGAATTCATCTTAGATTTGTATAAAAACTACAAAGAAAACGATACGGTATCGATACGGTATCGATACGGTTCTAAACCTGTATCTGTACCTAATACTATACCTAATATATTTAATTATGAAGATGGTATTAAAAAGGAAGAAACATTAGAACCACTCAAGAAAACACGAAAACCTAGAACAACAAAACCATTTGTTCCACCAACTCTAGAAGAAGTTACTAAGTATGCTGCAGAACGTGGGAATAAAGTTAATCCAAAAGAGTTCTATGATTTCTTCAGTGTGGGTAAATGGATTGATTCACTAGGTATACCTGTACATAATTGGAAACAAAAAATGATTACTTGGGAAATGAATAGAAAGGATAAGGAACAACCTCATGTCATTGAATCCGGAACTAAAGAAGCTTACATCCCTAGACGAGATCGAGGATCTACTTAAGTTTATGAGTACATCAGAGCTTTCGAGTCTTGAAATTGGAGATTCAAAAGAAAAGGCTCTGATGGTCTATCAAGTCTTTCGAGATTATAAAAAAAGTTCGTTCCCTGGTTATCAGTTAACGATCAACACCGAACCTTACTGGCAATTGGTTTACAAACCCACCGTTGAACAGAACATTAAGAGTCAACGTCAAAAGTTATTTTCCATCAAAGGTGAAGACTCAAGAGATTTCACCGCATCCCTCAAGAATTTCCATCAAGACAACCCTAGACGCAAAGAAGCGTATAAACTTGCTCTTCAAGTAGTAAACACGGCTAAAGCGAATTTAAAGGCATCAGATAAAGACAAGAAGTTCAATCTAGGGTTATACATCCATTCGAAGGATTATCAAATTGGCAAAACGTTCTTAGCCAACGCAATTACCAATGAACTTGCGGACATTGGTATTGGTGGGGTGTTCGTATTCGCACCATCACTTGCCTCACAAGCGAAGAATTTCGCGAACCTTGAAAACATCATGAGGGATTTACGGGATGCTCCAGTGTTGGTCATTGATGATATAGGTGCTGAATATAGATCAGAATGGTTCCGCATCGAAGTATTGATGCCAGTGCTTCAAAGCAGACTTACAAATAACAAACTAACCATCATGACGTCTAACTATTCAACTAGAGCACTTGAAGAATTGTATTCAAAAAATAACAATCCTGTAGATTCGAAAAGATTAATTAGCCGCATTCTGGAACTCTGTCAAGAAATTGAACTGTCAGATCCTAGATAGTATGACAAGAATTAAGTTGAATACTAAACGAATTGAAAAACTAAGGGAACAAGGTTATACGATTCGCTTGATAGCAATCAAACTTCGAGTATCACAAGATACCATCAAGAGAAGACTAAAAGAGCTTAAGGTGACTGAACAAAATGAAAAAAATAACCGCCCCTTTTAGGTGGGCAGGCAGTAAAGCAAAACTCACATCAGCACTATTTGAGCACTTCAAATACACTGACGTTTACATAGAACCATTCCTAGGATCTGCAGTTGTACTATTCAGATTGATTCAAGATGGCAAATACAAGCACTACATTGTGAATGATATCAACATTGGCATCTATTCATTCTATCGGACGCTGCAGATGGTACCAGAACACGCGATTAAAATTCTCAATGAAACATGCGACTGGTACAACTCCATGTCCATGGCCGAAAAGGAACTTAATTATTACAAGACAAGGAAGCAATACAACATCGATAAGATGACATTCAATGACTATGATTTGAAGCATGCAAACCGTTATTGGATAAGATTCTGGTTTCTCATGAAGGCGGGTTTCAATGGTCTATATCGTGAGAATTCAAAAGGTGAATTCAACGTACCATGGGGAAAGAAAGAAAAAATATCCTTCGATAAACAACAAATCTGGGATATTCACTTCTTACTCAAGAATGTTCAGCTTTACTGTATGGATTACAAACTATTCATTGAAATGACTGCGCTACGCTTTCGTAATGATCCAAAGTTCATTTACAACGACCCACCCTATTGCAACTCGCAAAAATACACGAAGGATAACTTTGATAACAGCGAGTTGGCACAGTATCTCAAGAATCTAAAGATTGATGCTGCCATATCTGATATTGACAGCATCCAATCAAATGAAACATACAAAGACTTTTTCAAAGTAGTTATCCAAAACACAAAGCGTGTCATAAACATTGCTTGTGTTCATGAAGTAAAAGAAGTGCTTTACATCAACTACATGTACCAAAAACAGAAAGCCATTAAACATCAAGGAGGATTGATACAAATGGATAAAAAATATGAAGCTAAAGCGATTGAAGTAATCAAGCAATATTTATTGACCAAGACTGAAACGGATTCTCAACTAAAGACTGCCATTGACACCATGGAAGACAATAAGAAGAGTTATCAAAGCATGTGGGATTATATCTTCTTTAAAGCCAAAAAAGAATTAGGTGGTACCAACGGTGCATTACCGGACGATGTAATCTACGGTTGGGCAATCCACTATTTCATTGAGACAAACGAAGTTATCAATGAAGAATTTGGTAAGAAGGAAATCCCAGTTAAGCCAGTTACCAACACTGATGACATCGAAGATGCTGAAGAGTGCAGCGATGAAGAATGTGAAACTGAAAAGCCAGAAAAACCAAAGAAAGCAAAAGTTGTTAAACCGGTCGTTGAAAAACCAATTAAGACTAAAGTTGAAAAGCCTGTCAAAAAATCAAAAGAAAAAGTAGTTAAAGCACCTGAACCAGTAATCGATCAAAAGAAGAAGCTTGAAGAAATTCAAAACAAGAAATTTAACGCAAGGGAGAATGATTTAAGTGTTGGACTCTTCGCTCTTGATTTCGAAGATTAGAAGCATCTTCATAAATTTAAACAACGATCAATTAACTGATTTTGAAGATTACTATAAAGAAAATCCAAAACACTTTTATTCACATAAAAAAGACTTCATGGATATTACTGACAAACCAGATGCGTTGATGAAGTACTTAAATGAAAACTACATTAAGCGAAAGGAACAACCTACCAAAGGTTATTATCACTGGTATTTTTATGATAGTATTCTGCACACATATGATTTCAAAAATGAAAATCCAAAACTAGGTATCGTGACAATTGAAAATAGGGATTGGATAAGACTTGTATCCGGCAATTCAATTGTTTTATTTGCTACCGATAATAACGAGATGCATCATTATAGGGCAGTTGATTTTAAAAACACTGGGGTAACGTTGTATGTCAGGTCTTCAACTGGATACGGTGAATATTCATATCCTAAACCTGACTCACAAGCTGTGACACCTCATCCAGATGATGTCAATCTGATTAAGCAGTTTCCAGAATATAAGTACATTGATTTTTCAATATTCAAAATGCTCAATTGGTATCACATGATTGAAAACAGGTTTAACAAACAGTATCTTTGGCAAGTTGAAATGCTCATCAAGGGTGGCTTCCATCGATTGGCTGATGAGGTACACAGAACAAGTACCTTAATGGACTTTAAGGTCTTCAGTAAATATCAAGACTTTTTCAAAAAAACAAAGAATGGTCTAGATAACTGGAATCGAATTATGAAGTGTAGAAAAATTGGCTTAGAAGATCCTGAATTCATATACCTGGATGGCGGGTTATGGATAACTAACGACTATCATCATGAAATGAACTGGTTAAAACTATTAGAGAAACATCCAGAGATCAAAAGGGATAGATTCTTAAAGTACATAAGCAGACGCAAGAGCAAAAACACAATTTTTCCTAAACACCCATTTATTAAAGTTTATTACGTGTATTTGCTCATTATGGAAAAATACAAGTTAAACTTGGCCAAGGATAAGTACTGTTTTCCAGAAAACCTAGAGAATGCCATGGTCGATGTATTTAACACAATCAATCCATATGATTTGAAAATGGAACTTGTAACTAAAATGTTCAATTCATGGCAAGCAACATTACCGTTAGAGGAACAACATAATCAATACATAATCGAGCAAGATCGATTAACAAAACTACTGAATAAACAAAGACGTCAACGAAGACAAATTGAAGCAAGACAAGAAAAGGCTGCCAAAGAAAGAGCAAAGAAAGCTGAACAAGGATTAGCAATACTATTCGATTTCAATAAGAATCTTCATGTTCAAATCGATGATACATATGTGCTAGTAGCACCTACCAGTAAAGAAGATTTACTCATCGAAGGAAAAACATTGAACCATTGTGTTTATTCGTACATCAACCGGATGGGCTTACTTGAAACAACCATTTTGTTTTTAAGAAAAATAGGTTATGAAGACTCTCCGTACTATACAGTCGAAATCAAGAATGGTCAAATCACCCAATGTAGAAGTACAAACAATCAAGATCCAGCCAACATTGCGAACTATGTAAAAGATTGGTTCGAGGGTGTTAAGGATAGCATCCAGGTACAACCATCATGATTGATTCAAACAAAACAGTCTTAGATGTTTGTTGTGGATCTAAAATGTTTTGGTTCAACAAGAATCGTGATGATGTCATTTATATGGACATCAGAAGAGAAGAGACCATCTTGTGTGATGGTAGGAAATTAGAGATTCAACCTGACATCTTAGGTGACTTTAGAGATATCCCTTTTGAAGATAACTCATTTCACTTAGTGATATTTGATCCACCGCATCTAGTTCGCTTGGGGGAAAGCAGCTGGATGGCCAAGAAGTATGGGAAACTTCGTGGGGGGGGGGTATAAGGATGACCTTAAAAAAGGGTTCTCTGAATGCTTCCGTGTTCTCAAACCGAATGGCACATTAATTTTCAAGTGGAACGAGGAGCAAATCAAACTAGCTGAAATACTAGAACTTGCTCCTTGTGAGCCACTCATAGGTAACAAGAGGGATAAAACCCATTGGTTGGTGTTTATGAAATAAGGGGGTTCATATGGATTCAAAACGAAAAGAAGAAATAACGGCCATTTATGATCGTTTGTACACTCTTCTTCACAAAAAAAAGATTGACAGAAAAGTTGTTAAGAGACTTTTATATGATGACAAAGAAACTCACAAAAGGTTAGGGATTTCTGAATCAACTCTAAATACTATGTGGGATAGACTTTGTAGAGGAAGTCAAAATCCACCAAGGATTGACGGTATCGTGATAATCAAAGACACACCATTTGAAGTGATTAAACTAGAAAAAAGTAAAAAGCCAAAACAAGCTAAAAAAGGGGGCGAAAAAATGGCTAAAGTAATTATTCAATACGATCCAACGACCAACCATGAAGTAAAACGATTTAAGAGTGCAATCATATGCGCAGAAGAAACAGGACTCAATGTATCTTACATCAGACGTGTAGCTGAGGGAGATGTTAAGAGTCCTAAGATTTACTTACGTTATGAAGATTCTTCCGAACAAAAAGCCGAAATTTCCGAACAAAAAGCCGAAATTTCCGAACAAAAACCAAAAAGAAAGTACACAAAGAAAGTCACTATCGCTACTGTAGTGTCTAAGGACCAAGAATTAGAAGTGGCTAAAAAGATTGAAGAAGTTACAAAGCCTATTGGTTTTACTGTAGAAGGTAAAGCAGAACTAAAGAATGTGATTGCTGAAGTATTAAAGCCATCAACTGTAAACTCTGAAATAGCTGATGAACTACCAGATGGCTATGAAGAATTAAGAGAAACACCCCTAAAAGAGAAATATGAACCAAATCCATTTGAAACTGCTCCTGATCCTGAACAAAGACATATCATGGCGGAACACAAAATAAGATTTTCTCCTGACTCATCCTTGCTTGATGTTCTTAGAGAAGAATACCTTCGCGAATTAAAAAATCACATTGACAACGAGGTTTTAAAACTAAAAATCAAAATCGTCGGTGATGAGACAGTTCTAGTTAACAAAGGTATAGAAAAAACCATTTAACGGAGGTACACCATGGCGTCTCGGTATTATAAAGAGCAGTATCTGATATCTATTTATGACGAGACCGAAATGTGTAGAGGTACTTGTGATAATGTAGCTGAATTTGCAGAATTATTCGGACTCAAAAACAAAACAGCACATAGCCTAATATCGAAACTAACCCATGGGAAGAAAGAATATTTTTCCCATGGGGGAACTCGATTCACAATTCACCTTATACCTCTTGAACTGAACGATATCATCGAAATAGAAAGGGCTAGTAAAAATGAAATCACAACAAAAATGCAGAGTATGCGGCTGCACACAAAATAGCGCATGTCCTGGAGGATGTTATTGGGTAGAAGAAGATCTATGTTCTGCTTGTAACATCATAGTTATTAAGAAAATGGTTATGACATACGAATCTGAAGATAGAGTTATAACAAAAAGTGAAACAGAAGTTATTGCTGAAGAATTAGATAATCTAGATATGGCTGTTGGATATGTTCATGGTATGAATCATGATCGTAATCTTCTAGACTTTAATTCAAATGAACCATCTAGTTTCCCAGTAGATGTAGAAATCTATACGATTGAAAAAGCAGGAAAAGAAATTGGAACAATCACCGTTTACGAGGAGGTAAACCCATGAAAAACAATTTAATCGCATTATTCGTTACATTATTGGTAATCGTATTATTCGCTTTAGGTGCTTTCGTAATGAAACTCGAAAGACGCGCATTAATGGTTGATTCAATTGCAGATTGCTACGAAGAAAATACTCAATGTGGCATCCACAATATCCTCGAAGAAGTTGCATATGAAGACGCTAATCTCGAATGGACTGAGTGGTACATAGCTGAGAATTATGAGAATCTGATTCAACCAGAAAAAGGACTAGAAATTGTGTCTTATCTAAAATCATTGTCCATGGCCGAGAGAACAAAACTATTATCTGAAGGTTACGATCTCTTTGTCCGAAGAAACATGCCATGAAGATAAAAGTAACCGGATATAACATTTGGGGCGGTCATAAGATTTTCATTCATAAAAAACTAACTGAAATGGACAGACCAACCCCAGCCATGACTCAAGATCGCAACGGTAAAACAATCTATTCTGAATTAAAAGGTGAACATTTTGATGAACCAAAAGAAATCACACTAAAGATTGGAATGTATGTCATGTTACTGTTGCAATCAGAAATAATTAGGGATGGTGACCAAGCTTGCGGACATAACCATTATTATGATGGAAAATGTTTGAAAAGCGTCTATACTAAAAAGCCTTGTAAGGAGGACCTATCATGACAAAAACAGAAAAAAACTATTACAAGTACGCAAAGAAACGCTCTAGAAGAAGAATTAGAGCATTTATCATTGGAGAAAGAAAAGATTTGAAGAAAATCAAAAGTCGTTTATCAAAACATTTGGTTTCGAAGATCAACGAGGGTTTGAAGAATGAATAAATTCTACACCGTTCAAGGCAAGAAATCAGACTATACAAACATCGTGATTGCTTCTAATTTTAGGGAAGCAAAAAGAATTGGAATGAATACAGAATTTACTGAAAATGTTGAGTTTCTCGATTTAAGAGTAAACGCAATCAAAGCTGGCCAAGGATTCTATCAAGATGAACCAGAAATAAACTTCACGATTGGTGGTAAAGGATTCATATACACTGAATTAAAACCACAACTTTGTGAATGGAAAGACTTTATTCATGAACTAGAAAGACAAAATCGAATTAAAGTTGAACATGGACTTTTCAATGGTTACAGTGAAAGATTTGATGATGATTATTTTGGAATATCAAAAGTAGAACTAAAAGAGATGCAAAATAAAGTCGATTATGATTTATACAACTTTGATGAGATATGTGAAGTCTATGGCGTTGATGTATCCAAAATCAGTTTTAGACAATTTGAAGAATTGTTAAATGGTGATTTGAATCTACCAGACATTAAGAATCTTCAACAGGGTGGAATATAATGACTAAATATTTACTGATTAGCATCCAACCACAGCACGTCTATAATATCCTAATAGGTAATAAGACACTTGAACTTCGCAAGAAGATACCAAATTGGGTATGGGAAGCAATTACAAAAGATGAAACAGTTAAAGCTTTGATATACTGCACCAAAGCAAAAGACTTTTTACACAAAACCCAAAATTATATCTTAAATCAATATCCAAAAACACCAAGATTTTATTTAAGTCCTGATCCCATTGTTGATGGATTTGATATTATTAACGGATATGTTGTAGCACAGTTTGATTTGAATAAAATCCGCTATGTTTATGATTTAGTTGATAAGCAAGATAAATACGGCAACATATATGATGATATCGAAATCGATGAAGACTTTGATCTACAAAAAGCGTGGATAACCCTCAAAGATTTATCAAGATACTCTCATAATGGTAAATTTCAAGTTTGGGCAATGTACATTGAAAATCTTAAAGCATTCGATAAGCCGAAAGAACTTAGTGATTATCAAGTGTTTTATGATGGTGAAGAAAGTTTTTATCCTTTAAAAAGAGCACCACAGAACATGATGTCAGTATGGGGGAATGAATAATGGGTCTTATTAAAGACGCTGAAATGGAAACAAAGATTAACATTAATGGTTTAGTTGCAAGAATTAGTGGTTATTGCGAAAACTATTTCAAACCAACTACCTGTACAAACGATGTCAACGATACTAAAAACATCAAAGCTATTGTTGAAGCAGCTAAGGAACTAGAAAAAGAAATCATTAAACGAGATACATTGTATTTCGCCAAAAAAGTTGAAGAATCTTTAGAATACAAGCTCATGGAGGAGCGAAAGAATGATACCAAAAAAGCAGCCATACACACTGGCTCGATACAAAAACAGTAATCGTAAACAACTTAGGAAGGTATGGATGAAACTAAAAATGGACATCACCTTCAGTGAATTTGTTGAGGCTGTTCATGAAGCAGCCAAACTTGAAGAAGCACAACTTAAAAAGGAAACCGACGATGGCAATCAACAAGTGTAAAGCCATTTCAGTTAAAAGTGGAAAAGTAGTCTATGGATTCTACTTTAATGTTGAATTCAAAGACGGTTCCAAGAAACACTTCATTTTAGAAGATGGAAGCGATGCAGCTAAAGACAGAACACTAGCTGAAGTTCAAGTAGAAGTCAAAGGTGAAACTGTTTGTCAATTTACCGGAAAGTACGATCATGCGGGTAATGAAGTCTACGATCATGACATTGTAAGAGATGGATGGGATAGACAAATGGTAATTATCTACAGTGAAGATCACATGGCGTGGAAATTTGAAGCCATCTCAAAAACGAACTTTGATGAGGCATGGGCATGGCAATGGTTTGACAATGTTTCACCCAGAATCTCAGTGTATGTTACCGGAAATTCGCGGTTTCCAAGTTTATAAAACACATCATTTAAGAGTAGCGAAAAATCGTTACTCTTTTTTTGTATCAAAAGGTTATAAATACACGGGATTTTTTTTGCCGTTAAATTTTTTGATTTTTGGGTATTGAGTAAAGGACCGTTTTAAAGCCTATCTATCAAAAGAAGTGTATTTGAGATTGTTTGAAATAAAAATTTAACACTTTCAGTACTTATGACAAATTTATTTTGATAAGAAAAAAGGATATTTTAACTACAGGGTAAAAAGAGGGGTACCTCAAGTGACCATCGTTTGCTTCCGAGTAAAGATGAGTAAAGATAGCCCATTTCTTCATGTGATTGTTAAAAATGCTTCATTTTACTATTTTTGAGATTTCTACCTAATATATATATTAATATGGTGTATTCACTCTCACATTAAACTATTCCAATTATTCGATCATTCTTCACCTTTTTTTCATATGAGCAATTTTAACCATGCTCCATAAAATTAAAATCCATGTTAAAGAATATCCATAAATCAACCAATTTCACACTAAAAAAATAAACTATTTGAACCAAATCAAGGGTTTTTTATGTCTTTTGGTGCAATGCAAAGAATTTATATACTATGTATATAGAAAAATATTTTTGATGTTTGTTCTACGATTTAAAAAACCGCATATATAATTGTGCCAGCAGTGCACCTGGTATATCAACCATCCTTATAACTTCCAAACATAACGATCACTGGTGCACTGCATACCAATTAATTACGAGGTGATTCATGTGGCTAAGTCTAAGTGGCCGACAATTCAAAAATACCTACCACAGATCAAGACATGGATTGCGAAAGGTGTTTATGAGTATCAGATAGTTCAGAAATTAAATATCACAAAACCCACGTGGGAAAAATATAAGAAGGACTACAAGGAACTACGAGACATAATCGATTCCGGTAAGTTCCTTCGAGAACAAGAATTAATTCCAGAACTTCAGAATGCAGTTGTTAAATGTGCATTAGGTTTCATCGAAGAAGAAGCTGAGGTAAAAGAAACAACTACAAGCGATGAAGACGGTAATGTGACTATTCAAAAAGTAAAGGTCACTAAAAAGTATCCACCAAATGCTGATGCAGCAATGCGGTTATTGAAACACTTCACTAAAGACAAGGTCAAACCATTTGATGATAATCCAATTGAAACAGACATCAAGAAGAGACGTCTCGAAATGGAAGAAAAGGCTCAAAAGATTAAGATGGAAGGATTCTAACAATGCCAACCAATCCAAAGTTCTATACATCGAGAACATGGCGCAAGTTCAGAGAAGTTGTCATCACCGAATCTGGTGGCATGTGTTCTAAATGCAATAGAGTGTATTCGGATACATCACAGCTTGAAGTTCACCATAAGAAGTACCTTAAGAATGATGACTACAACAAGCCAGAGTTAGCATACAACATTGAGAATGTAGAGGTCATATGTCATGAGTGCCACAATAAAGAGCACTCGAGGTTCGGATATGATGCACCAAAAGAAGTTATCTTAGTTTACGGTCCACCATTATCTGGTAAGACGTCATTCGTTAAAGAGAATAAGTATTACACAGATATAGTTCTCGATCTCGACAAGCTACAAGAAGCCATCACACTAGAGCCTACGTACTCTCGCAATACGAAGGCTGCTGCACAAGTACTATTCAGAATGCGTGACACGCTATTGGATATAGTTAAGGTTCGATATGGTGCGTGGCGGAGAGCGTGGATCATAGGAACATATGCAAACACATTCGATAGAGAGAGAGTCATTGAAACTCTAGGTGTCACTGAGATTATTTTCATGGACATATCTAAAGAAGAATGTCTGAACAGATTAGAACGCGTTCACGATGAACGATTCACATATAAAAACGATTGGGCGAAGTACATTGATGACTGGTTCAAGCAGTATACCCCCCCATCGAAACCGTTTGAATAGGTTTGCTGTCAACCCCTAGCTACACAGCCTTCTCGCTGAGGTCCAAAAATTCGGAAAAAAGTTTTGAAAAAGTCGAGGTTTTGTGAAGACAACCTATAAAGTAAAAAAAGTAAAGGAAGATGTTCGATATGGCGCAAAGTCTAGAGTCGTTTAAGACTATATTTAAAAAATTTGATAAAGAAGATCTGTACGAAATCAATATTCCTTTTTTAGAAAACATGATTAGCACCAAAAAGAAAATCGAAGAATTAGAAAACTTACCCATGATCGTTACTCATTCAGAATTTAAGAATCTGCAAAGACAAACCGAAAGCGGTAAGCTTCTCGTTAAACTCTTCGAAACATATAAGAATCAGACATTAGCATTAAACAAGATTCTAGGAAACGCGGTTAATCTAACTGACGAAGATGATAAATTCTTAGCATTTAAAGAAGAGTATAAAGATGAACAAGATAGATCTAACAAATAATACGATCAATGGCGTTAAATCATACTTTCTAGAATATTATGATGCAATCTTTAATCGTGGATGGATTGCTGGATATGAGGTTAGAACACTCCTAAATAATCTGCTAGAGGATTTAGAGTATTACGATTATCGTCCAAAAGAAGCTCACTTCAGAATTGATGCTGGGCAAAAGTTCCACAGACAAACTAAGAATAAGTTTCATGGCAAGTTGATTAAGTTCATGAAATGGCAAAAGGCATTTATTGAAGTAATATATTCATTTTACATTCCGGGAACTGATGAACTTCGATTTAAAGAAGCGTTGCTCCTGGTAGCAAGAAAAAACGGCAAGTCAACATTGATTGCTGACGATCTGCTGATTGATTTATTCTTTGGTCCAGGTGGGCAAGACATCTGCGTAAGTAGTAATGATGATTCACAAGCTGACCTGATCTATCAAGAAGTAGATAACGCACGCATCATGATGGATCCTAGTAGCAAGTACACAAAGAAGAATCAAAAAGGGATTACCAATAGAAAATCATACTCGAGGATCTTCAAGATTAGTGATCGAACCAAGAATAAAGAAGGACGCAATATCACTAAAGCGTCCATCGATGAGATCCACGAAATGAAAGATAATGAGATTGCGATGGCTATTAGGCAATCGACATCTATTGGTAACAACACCTTAATTATCCAAATTTCAACTGAAGGCGTTGTCGATGATGGTTATTTGGATAAAGAATTAATCAAAGCTAGACACATTTTAAAAAAGGAACTTGAGGATCAGTCGTTCCTACCATGGTTATATACTCAAGATTCAACAGAAGAAGTATTTCAAGATGAATCCTCTTGGTGGAAATCCAATCCATCGCTGCATGAAGTCAAATCAATTAGTTACCTTCGAAAAGCAGTTGAAGATGCGAGAACCAAAAGGGAAGACCGCCCATGGATCCTCTGCAAGGATTTCAACATCAAACAAAGCAATTCTATTGGATGGCTAATCGAGGATGAAATATCAAGGAATCTGGACACCTTCGAATTAGAATCATTCAAGAATTCATACTATATTGGCGGGACCGACATATCTGAAACAACAGACTTAACCGCATTTTGTGCACTATTCGAAAAAGACGGTATTAAATACACGCACGTGATGTATTTCGTTCCATCATCGAAGGCGACACGAAACAGTAATACCAATCCGGAAAACAAAGACTATCTTCAACTTCAACGAGATGGATTAGTCAGAATTGTTGAAGGTAATGAAGTAAACACAAACGCTATTGTTAGTTATCAATGGGAACTCTGGGAAAGATTCAAAGTCAGACCATTCAAAAATGGGTATGACAACTGGATGGCCAAGGACTATGTTAATAACTTGAAAGATAGATTTGGTGATGAAGTACCAGAACGTGTTCGAATGGATTTCGCTTCATTATCAACACCCATGAGAAGCTTAGGTGCGGATTTGAAAGATGGTAAAGTCAACTATCAAAACAACCTGGTAACAAAATGGTGTTTAAAAAATGTTGGTGTAATTACGAATAATCAAGGGCAAATAATGCCGAAAAAGGTTCAAGGAACCGGAGTAAGAATAGATGGCGCGGTAGCAATGATGATTGCGTATCATGTGCGATCTAAATATGTTAGCGAATGGGAAGCCTTTATTAGGAGGTAATAATATGGGTATATTACAAAACTTTTGGAATTCAGTACTAGGCAAAAAAACTCTTTCTAAAGGCAGCGGCATTTCATTTAATCAATCACAATCTGGATTATATGGAGCGAATATTAATAAATCAACCTTAGTCGCAGCATCGATTCACGCAATCGCTGATGAAGCTTCAAAGATGACTTTAAAATCAGTAAGGATTACAGATTCCGAAAATGGGATTATATATAAACCGAATACTGACGACCTAAATAGATTGTTTTCTAGAAGACCTAATCCGCTAATGACAATGAAAGATTTATTATACTGGTCAGTCTACAGATTAGAGACTAAGTCCAATTTCTATTGGTACCCAGAAAGAGAAATCGAAGTATATCTTGATGGTCGACAAATCATTAGAACGGTTGCAATCTATCCAATCAATTCAATGTATGAATCTATGGTATTTAATGAATCTGACAACAAGCATTACATTATTTTTCATATGGAATCCGGTAGTGAATTTAGGTTTCCGTATGATGAAATTATTCATGTAAGAAAACACTTTGGCACGAGTGATTATTACTTTGGTAGCAAAAATCGAACTGAGTTGCTTGAAACATTAGGAATAATGAAAGAAATAAAAACATTATTACCGAAAGCGATTAAAGCATCCATGTCAATTAAAGGTATATTGACGGCTAAATCAATGGCGGATTTAGAGGGGTTAAAGAAATTCAAGGAAGAATTTGAGAGCACACTAAATTCAAGCGATAAAGCTTTAGGTGTATTAGATGTTGCCGGTGATTTTAAATCAGTTCAGATTGATCCAAAGATTGTTGAGAAAGATACACTATCATTTTTTGAATCTCAGATAATTAATGAATTTGGTGTGGATTTATCCATTATTCAAGGTAATGCTGATGAAAATAAGTGGTCATCATTCTATCAAAAATGCATTGAACCAATTCAAGATGCATTAGAACAGGCTGCAACATCAACTTTATTCTCTGTGAATGAATTTAACCATGGTAATCGAATAAAGATCTATGACCGAAAGGTCCAACACTTAAGTATGACAACTAGATTGAATCTAATTAAAGAATTGGGTCCACGTGGTTATCTATCCAGATCAGAACAAAGAGAACTTGCAGGCTATGAACCTGATGGCGGTAAAGAGCAAATCTCATTAAACTTCGTAGATAAAGATAAGCAAAACGAATATCAAAACGGTAAAGAGGAGACCAACAAAGATGGGAAAAAATGATGAAAAGATTTTACGTTCAGCAATCATCACAGATTTGAGAACATCTGATGAAAACAATGAACATATTATTGAAGGTTATGCCGTATTGTACGAGCAAACCACAAAAATAGGCAATTATTTCCAAGAAACAATTGCAAGAGGTGCAATTAAAGATGAAGCGTTAAGTGACGTTTTATTCTTTGTTAATCATGATGCATCAAAGATTTCATTGGCTAGATCTAGACGTAATAATGCAAACAGTTCATTACAACTTAAGTTGGATGACAAGGGATTATACTTTAGAACAAAACTAGACATTGAAAATAATGCTGAAGCTGCTGCATTGTATTCTGCGGTTAAGCGTGGAGACATCGATGGAATGTCGTTTTGGATGAGAGTCAATAAGGACGAATGGTCTGATCTTGACACAGATACTCCAAGAAGACGAATTACAGAAATTTCTAAAATCTTCGAAATCAGTGCTGTTAATTGGCCTGCATACGAAGATACTGAAATACATGCTAGAGGCAACACAGACACGTTGGAAAACGATAAGATGGCGTTGGAGAATGCCAGGTCAACAGCATTGGGGAATGTTGTGCAGATCGCTGAAGCTAGAAAAAAACAACTTATGTTTAAAGTTCAAAATCGATTATAGGAGGATAATATGAACTTACTCGAAAGAATCAACGCGATTGAAAAACGTATGAATGAGATTCACACTGAAATCTCCGGATTGGATGTTTCTAAAGAAGAAAACAGATCCAAGATGGACACTCTTGAAAAAGAGTACAACACCAAAAAGGAAGAAAGAGCAGCTTTGATGAAGCTTGCAGAAGTTCAACCAATTGCGATTACAAAAGGTCAAGTTAGAGCAGCAGATTTAGGCGGAGGAAGTGGGAATCCATCTGATAAGCTCTCTACTATGGAATACCGCCAAGCGTTTATGGCTTACATTCAAACAGGTAAACGTTCTGCAGTATTGGATGAAGTCAGAGCAGATGCAACCACAATGCAATCTGATGTCTCAGCTGTAATTCCAACTACTATCCAAAACAGAATCATTGACACGTTAACAGTTAGTGGAAGAATTTATGCTAGAATCAGCAAAACCAATTTGCCTTCTGGAACAAGATTCCCAATTAACTCTGTTAACCCTGTAGCATCATGGGTTTCTGAAAATGCTAAGTCTGATAGACAAAAGATGACCCTCAACTCTCATGTTGAATTCGGTTCATATAAACTTCAAGTCAGAGTGGCAACTTCACTAGAAACTGCTACAAACTCACTTGAAATCTTTGAAAAACTTGTCGCTGACAAGATTGTCAAAGCAATCATCAAAGCTATTGAAACAGCTGTAATCAGCGGTACTGGTTTAGGTCAACCTACTGGTTTAACCGTTGATACACGTATTCAATCCGCACAAAAAGTTGCAACCACCATCGCACAACTAAATTATGCTGGGTGGGTAGAACGCTATGGGAAAATCCCTGCTGCATACCTAGATCGTGATTTAGTCTGGTTGATGCATCAAGACACATTCTTCAAATATGTCATGAGTTTAGTAGACACAACTGGACAACCGGTTGCACGTACAATTCAAGGCATTGATGGAAAACCTAAACACATCCTTTTAGGTCATGAAGTAATTTTCGAAAACTCTTTGCCAACAGCTGATGCTGCAACAGCAGACCAACTTTTCGTCATCTTTGGTGACCTATCAGAATACGATTTCAACAGTAACTTAACTATGACATATCGCAAGTATGTTGATGAAGAAACTGATGAATTCGTAGACAAAATCACTCTATTGGGTGATGGTAAAGTCCTTGATCCAAATCCGTTCATTTTCTTCAAAAAGGCAACAGCCTAACATTTAATTAAGCAAAGGTGATGAAATATGAGTACAGAATTAACCACATTTATTAACGATAATATTAGCAATATCGCAATGTCGGTAGGATATGACAGCAACGATCTAGATTCAATCGCAGTCTTGCGTGGATTCGTTGAAGCTGGCATAGAAGACATGATGAGTGCGGGTGTATCTGAACAAGTTGTGATTAATAAGAAACTCAGTTTCATCACCATTTGTTTATATGTTAAAGACAATCTGCCTTTAGCTGCCGGTACATCGACTACTTCACAAATCTATATAGCAAACGTTCAAAAACTTAAACTGATTTCAAAAGTACTTGCTGATCAGGTGACATCATGAGTGTATGTACAACAAAAACAATATTTCTACTTCAAGTAAATGATGTTCAAAATCCGGATACAGGGATTAGAACTAAAACTATTACAGGGGTAAGAAAAATGTTTGCTGAAGTCACCAACGTGGGAACTATTACCCAGATGCAAGCAGTAGCAGTTGGTACTTTGTACAGTAATCAAATTGAACTTCGTGAAAAAGCGTATAAGGGTGAAGCGTATGTGGCTTTTAAAAGTGATGGCAGTATCCAAGTTTATGATATTAAAACTACCGTAAAAGGTAGAACATCTGAATATCGTAAACTCAATGTTCAAAAAACCAAAGACATAATTGAGGGAGTTGATTCCATTGCTTGACGATCCTGATTTCCTCTTTAAACTTTTCAAAGATTTATCGAGTCATGCGCCAATATTTGTTGACGTCATGGCCAGTAATCCAGAACCAGAAACATATGTAGTCCTCGAAAGATTTAATTACGATAAGGCTTCCATCCATGGTGATGGAATTCCACTTTATCGTGACAACGATTTCACTATTAGATTCTATTCGAACAACCCTTCAACTATTAGAACACTTTACAAACTCTATTCAGCCAAACTCATTAATCATGTTCCTTCGATTCCATTTGAATTTAACGGACCTGTTATTGATCCAACTGACAAATCATACTCAGCTGAGATTATAGGTAGATATACTTATGGCGTCTAATCAAGAATGGATTAATCAATGGGAAAAAATAGAGAAAGAAATTATTATGATGGTTGGTAAAAAAGTTGAAATAGGACTTGATGCTGCAGCTAAAGAAATGGAAGACGAACTCGAACGAGTCAGCCCATTCATGGAGCATGCTGGTGAACATATCAAAAACTCGTGGGATAGAAAAAAATACCCTAAAAAGCGATATGTTGGTTCAACTAAGAGAGTTAGATATCAAAATCGTATGGTTCCGCTATCTTCCTTACTCGAATACGGAAAGAATAGCAAGCATAAAGGCTTTATCCGCAAGGCATTTAACAATGCTAAGCCAAGACTCATCCAAGCATTTAAAAACGCCATAGGGAGGTAATTTTAATGGCTAAAACAAAGGAAGTAATCTTTAACGTTAAAGAGTGCAAATATGCATTAGCTGCAACTCCATCGACGATTAAAGACGTCGCGTATGTAGACAAAATTTCACTTCAAAAAAATGTTTCATCTCAAAATTTATATGGCGATGGTGAAATTATTCTTGAGATCCTTGCTGACCAAGGATTAACAGGTTCACTATCACTTGTCACTTATCCAGAAGACCTATTAAAGGATTTAGGTTTCCTTGTTGAAGTTGATGGCGGTGGGCTTGCTGAAGTTGCAGTTCAATCAACAAAAGAGATCCATCTTTATGTTGAAATCTATTCTCATATTGATGGTCAAACCAAGACAGGGAAGATGTGGATTTATAACGTAACCGTTCAAAAACCGGATTTAAGTTTTGAACAAAGCAAAGAATCCCCTGTATTTGCTGCATTTGAATTGCCATTGACTATCCTTGGAGTGAATCTAAAAGCCAATACTGGTCTTGAAGATGAAGTTGATTCAAACGGTATGAAAACGAAAGTATGGCGTAAATCAGTTAAGCCTGGTAACACTGATTACGCTAATTTTGGCACTACATTTGCATTGCCAAAAGCAAAAGCAGTTTAACCTAAATGATTGTCAATTTACCTAAAGTAGAAAAGGTTTGGGATGATGAACAAAATAAAATCATCCCAAAGCATTCTACCGTTCAAGTCAGAATTAACAATAGCGTATTAGCACATCTAAAATGGGAACAACAATTTGAAGATGTAGAAAAAATGGATTTACTAGTCGCTATTGAACGTGTTCAGGCCACGGCATTAAAATCCAAGGATGTTTCCGATTTACATAAGCATTTAACTTTGATGCTTAGAGTTCTATTTTGCTTCATTGATTCAGACGATTTTGAATCTTTCGCAGAGTTTGCTTTGCTCTTCGGCGATAATCCAGAACCCATTATGGAAAAACTAAAAATCGTATTAACTGAAAACGCGAAAGTATCCTCAAAAAACTAGATGCTCGATTGGATTATTACCGTAAGCTATATAACATAAAGCCCAGTGATGCGTCAGTTCCAGTCGAGCCATCAAAAGTATTGGCGCGAATTCAAACAGCTTTAAAAATGGGTTTTCCTTGGGAAATGATAACCACTATACCTAATCACGATCTGAACGCTTTAATCATTGAAACTGCAATTCAAAATCGATTGAATGAATTGAGTCAAAGAGAAAAAAACAGATTAAATGAGAAGGGTATTGAAAGACACGAAGCAACTGCAGAAGACTTTGATTCATTCTTCAGATAGGAGGTTCAGCCATGAGTACTAAAATTAGCGGTATTACAATTCCAATTGAAGGCAATATAGACTCATTTCTGAAATCAATGAAGAAAGTCGATACTGAGATAAATAAGACCGGTAAAACTGTAGACTCATTAAAGAAATCATTAGAGCTTGAATGGGACGATGCACGATTTATTGAAACCCAAAAACAAGCTCAAAAAGCGATTAATGACTCTACTGATAAAATCAGACTTATGAAAGTTGAATTTGATCGATTAGAATCCTCTGGTCAAGTAAATACTACTCAGTTCAAAACACTTCAAGAAGAAATCTTAAAATCAGAATCAAACTTGGTTCTACTAAAACGTAGAATGCAAGAAATTAACGATTTAAAAATTCAACAAATAGCCAACCAATTCAAGACGGTTGGTGATTCTATTTCTCAAGCAGGACAAAAACTCATGGCATTATCGGCTGCATCCGCAGCTGCTCTTGCTGGTATGACTGCTTTATTCAATACAACAGTCACGAGTGCTGCAGAGATCGATGATTTATCACAATCAATTAATCTCAATGCTGAAGCTATTCAAAGATGGCGTTACATTTCAAAGCAACTAGGTCTAGATAACGGCACACTAACAACTGCACTATCAAAGACTCAAGCTGCATTTGCTGGCATGGCCATGGGGGAAATTAACGCATCTACAGAAGCTCTGCAAAGGTTAGGATTTACAACAGAACAAGCGTCCATGGGAATGGATGTAAACTTCGAAATTATGATTCAAAAACTATCTCAAGTGACAGATGCAACTGAACAAGCTTATCTTGCAAACGAACTGTTTGGGGATAGATTGGGTTCAAAAGTAATACCGTTGCTAAAAGGTGGAGCAGATGGACTATCTAAGCTTACCGAAGAATTTGAAGCAATGGGTTACATGTCAAACGAACAAGTTAAGGCACTTGCGGATTATGACGATCAATGGACCATGATAAAACAATCTTTTATAGAGATTAAAAATCAGTTGGCCATCTCACTATTACCATTATTTCAACAACTAACGTCATTCATTCAAGACAAAGTAGTTCCGGTAGTTAGAACACTTGCTGAATGGTTTGGTGGTCTCAGTACAGGAACTAAATCAACTGTAGCTGTAATCACGGGGATTGTATCTGCACTTGCTCCAGTATTAATGATCGTGGGGAAATTAGTATCCTCATTAGGACCATTGATTTCCGGTGTAAGCAAGCTGAATGGCTTACTAGGAGCTGTTGCAGGTATTCCGGTAATAGGTTGGATTATAGGTATAATAGCGGTCATTTCTGCTCTGTACGCAACGAACGAGAAGTTTAGAGAATCAATCAATAACTTGGCACAAACATTGATGAGTGCATTAATGCCAATCCTAGGAATGGTTGGCGATTTACTTGGGACATTGTTCCAGGCAATCATGCCATTAGTTTCTGCAATTGGCGATGTATTAGCACCTTTAATTACAAATATATCAAACGTTTTAAGCCCTCTGATCCAAGTGCTATCCGTACTGTTAATCCCTTTGATGAATTCATTGAAAATATCAATTGCTGTGCTTCAAGTTCAATTAGCACCATTAATTTGGTTGCTGAAGGGATTAGGTACTGTGATGATGTGGTTAACTGAACAGTTCAGACTCTTCATGAACAAAATGATCGATCAGACTTTAAATCCATTATTGGTCCACATCGAAGGGTTCGTGAACAAAGCAATCGATTTGATTAATGGTCTGATAGACTCAATTAATTCGATTGGGGGAGCATTAGGTATTAACATATCCAAATTGGATAAAGTTAAACTCCAGTTACAAACCAACCCTGGTGCACCAGTGAAAACCGGTAACACCACTAATAATGCATCTACGGTGAATAAGACCATAGATAATGCAGTAGCAAACACTATCGTAAACAACAACGTGACCACCACAACAAATTACGATAATTCAAATCGAAATATCCAAGTAGACGTCGTGATTCAAAACTATGCTGAACAGATTGACGTCAAGGATCTAACGAGAAGAATCAATCTTGAATTAGCCAAACAAATGTAGGAGGTGTTTCATATGAGACAATTTAAACTTTGGAATGCTTCTAAAACTGAATCATTCAATTTTGTTGGCCAAGGTTGTATCATTACCGAAGTAACAGGTCTAGGGATTGCTTTTAACCCAGTAATTCAAAACAAAGCTGTAGTAGATTTCGATTCAACATTTGAAGATATCACCCTTCAAACAATATTCGGAATCAATAGCAATCCCTATACCGTATATACCAACTTTGCAAATTTCATAGCTTCAAATGGTAAAGCAAAATTAATATTAGAATACGCAGTAAATAATCGTACATTATTCTGTGATGTTTGGATTAAATCGATCCCCAAAACTCAGATGGATAGATTTAAAGTAATCTCTGAAAAAATCACATTGGCTAGACTCACACATTGGTATCAAATTGAGTCTGGGACAGTTCCGACACATCCATTAACAATGACGATTCAAAACACGCTCATGGACGATATTATAGTGAATTTAAACATTATCGGTCCAACAGGTTATACCTTTGCGATCAATCTATCTGAAGGAGCAACCATAGTATCAAAGATTTGGCTAAATGTGGTGTTGGGTGAAACGGCCTTATTAAATATTGATGGTGATAATAAAAAGGTTACATACATCAATAGTGGCGTTTCAAGTAACGGTTATAACTACATCGACCACACACAAGATACATTTATCATAGTACCAAAAGGGACTTTCACCCTTCACAAAACCGGTGAGGGAACAGTTACCTATAGTTACAGAAAATGGGTGATTGACTAATGTATGTTTCAGTACTAGGTTACAATCTCGTAAATGGTCGAAGAGAGCATTTAGGTACCATCACTAATATTACATACACAAACACTCGAAGGGTTTTCGATCCAGACACAACATCCTTAATCGGCAAATCAGACGTCAAGTTCACTAGACCATTGATTGCAGTCATTAATGATGATAAAGGTAGACAATTCTATGCGGGCTTTTACAAGAATGATTCCCCTTCAACAACTAAATCAGAAAAGATAGAGTTCAAGATTGATGACTTCAAAACAATCCTAGATACCGATATCATTCTAGATTTCTCAAACGACCTGTCTCCGGATTTCTCCTGGACAGGCATTATCACAAAAGTGACTAATCAAATCAAGAATTCAAAAGATCCATTCATTAACAAAGTACCACTTGAATTCATCATTCCTTCTGATTCAACCAGTACACTAGTAATCGCTGATTATTCAAAGCAGTATCTAGTAGTCAATGTGAAGCAATTTCTAAAAGTGTACCTGGCATATTTCAATTACTATGTGGCTGCAAGTTACGACGTCGTGCTAGATAAAATAGTCTTCGAGTTCAAGAAACAACCATTAGATAGAGTGTCTCTCAAACTTAAGGACTTTGTCCACGAAAAAACATCTACAGATATTACTTATAACACGACTGAAGCAACCATATCGCATGCGACCATTGAGAATGAATCTTCATGGGAAGATAGTGATGTTGGATACTACAACGCACAATTATCATCCAACAGAGCATCAATCATCGCTGCTGAGACTCCAGATCCAAACGGATATCCAACCGGATTTGCATTAAGAATAGTATCCGGTCTAACATATCTTCAAGTAACTTATGGTGAGTATGCGTCAGCATTGATTAAAAAGACTGTTATGATTCAGCAATACGGTATAAACGTATGCTATGCTGCACCTGATTTAACTTCAGCGAGCGCTGCTGCAGGTAATGCAAATAACTTATCCGAAGGCACTGTAATTCGCGTTATGTACCAGGTAAATTCAACTGGCGAACAGTGCACTGGGTTTGCAACCTATTTACAAGTTGTACCAGTATCCGCAACCTATCACAAACGAAGCGACGTCACATTTAAACCTCGTCCATCGATGCCATCGAAAATCTATTCGATTGGAACCGACAATGAGATTTACTCTGGATACGCTCCAGATGATAAACGTATATTTCCTGTCAAACTCAAAATATTCGAATCTAACTACTTATACACCGCTCAGTTTGATGCGGTTTACGAATTAGTTAACAACAGATATGTAGAGAACATCATTATTACTCAAGACAAGCTTGTAACAACCATCGATCTTGAGTCAATCGATTTATACACCATGTTTAGAGTCTACGATGATAATGGCGAATTTAAAGACATTCCCATGTCAGAGAAGACATTTGTTCATGAAGAAACCAAGAAGCATACACAGATTAAACTTGGTTTCAAAAAGCAGTTACTAACCGACATATTAAGTGGTGACATCAAAAAAGGTCCTCCAATTCGAAACGCGGTTTCCGGTGGCGGTGGAACAACTGTTCAAAAATTTGAAGTGAGTGTGGGTGAAGAGACACCAAACCCCGCAATATATAACACTTGGTTCAAGACTATAAGTGAAGAAGAATCTATGCTCATGATGATGTCTTCACCCAGTGGTGGTGAATTAAGCGTTGAATCCATGGATGGTGAGTTCATTGAACCCACAGATACACCAAGTGATGATGGGACCGAATTAACGGTAGAAGGAGCATCCCCTTATGAAGAGACTTATTAATATCGAATTAAAAGAAAATCAAAACTATGCTGAGCTGATTCCATACGTGGAATTACTTGAACAGAAATATGTTTCACCAGATATGCCGATTGCTGTTGTGGATACGAGTAGAAGATACAAGAATCCAGTCATTTACGGTTCTTATGGCAATCTACCCATGGTGCGTGACTCCGATGAAATGCCAGGCTTATTATCCAAAGTGAAATTGTTCAAATTTGTTGTGAACAAAGAAACAGGAAGAGTTAAAGAATTCGTTGCTGGTGAAGTAATCGATCAGAACGCTGAATTCCTTGTTCCATATTATTTACCAAAAGACACTAGAGTGGATCAATTGGTATTTAATGAAGGTAGAATTGACTGGTTAAAACCGGTTGTCGAACAGGATGTGAACTAAGATGAGTACTTACAAATCCGAGTACCATCGATTTGATGGTTCTACATGGCATCTTCACTATTTTAAAACATCAGCGGATTTGATTGTTGAAACAGCAACATACAAAGTTATGACTGCCGATGAGCGCACTGCAATCAACACCTATCTTCAATCGTTCAATGTTGCAGACAAACTTGTTAAGGTGAATCCATCATCTGGATTTGGTGCAGAAAGCAGTAAGATTCCATCTAGCTTGATCCCAGATCTTCCATATTTGCCACTATATCAACCAATTGGTGGTTCTACAGTGTTTGGCTCAGTTACATTCAATGACATTGTTGAATTTTCAGCCAATGTTGAAATCGGCTCATTATACGTATCAAACATAACGAACGATGGTGGAAGCATTACATTTGGTGGACTTGACAACGTCAATTTTGATGGCGCAATTCTAATGAACGTTGGAGATCCAACACTAGGTCATCACGCTGCAAACAAAGCTTATGTGGATGCTCAAGTCATGGCAGG